AGTTAGAGTTCTTACTAAACAAATAGGAAAGAAATTAGGAAAAGAAAAAGGTAATAGCAAATATCTATATGAGTTATTTCCATATGGACCTGCTAAGCAAGCATGTAAATATGCTGGATTACCTAAACCAACAGGATGTGTATAGATGTCAAAAAAGCAAGAAATTAGTTTAAATCACATGGTTGAAATTAAACCTGTGACTGACAGTCAGAAGATTGTATTTGATACCTACAAAAAAGGACTTAATCAATTTTTGTATGGTTGTGCTGGTACTGGTAAAACTTTTGTTTCACTATACCTAGCACTCAAAGATGTATTGAATAACGAAACACCATATGATAGAGTGTGTTTGGTTCGTTCATTAATACCTACAAGAGAAATAGGTTTTCTTCCAGGAGATGAAGAGGATAAAGCAGCACTTTACCAAGTTCCATATACAAACATGGTTCAGTTTATGTTTCAACAACCTAATGAAGATGCATTCAAAGGATTGTATGATAGACTCAAGAATCAAGGCAGTTTGTACTTCTTGTCAACTTCATTCTTGAGAGGATTAACTTTCGACAATTCAATTATCATTGTTGATGAATGTCAGAATCTAAACTTCCATGAGTTGGATACTATTATTACTCGTGTCGGTCAAGACTCTAAGATTATATTTTGTGGTGACTTCAATCAAACAGATTTGATTAAGACAAATGATAAAAATGGTATTCAAGACTTCTTTAGAATTATTCAGAACATGGAAGAATTCAATGATGTAGAGTTTGGTATACCAGATATCGTAAGATCTGGGTTTGTCAGAAGTTACTTAATAGAAAAAACTAGATTAGGAATGGGAATAGAATAATGAAATTATCTAAAAACTTTACATTGAAAGAATTTACAAAGAGTCAAACTGCTGAAAGACGAGGCATTGACAACACACCAAATGATGAACACTTAGAAAATGCTGAGTTTTTATTTGGTAATGTGGTACAAAAAGTAAGAGATCATTTTGGACCAACAACAATCAACAGTGGTTATCGTGGACCAGAATTAAATGAAGCAGTGGGTGGTTCTTCTAAGAGTCAACACTGTCATGGTCAAGCAGCAGATATAGAAGTTCCTGGTGTTTCTAACTATGAAGTCGCAAAGTGGATTACTGAGAACTGTGATTTTGACCAAGTTATCCTTGAGTTCTACACTCCTGGCATACCAGACTCTGGTTGGGTTCATGTATCATACAAGAAAGAAGGAAATAGGAAGTCTATCTTAACAGCAATGAAAGAAGATGGTAAGACTGTATACAAGGTGGGACTAATAGAATAAACAAACTGGATTATATAATGAATAAAATTGATCTACCAGATTTAAAAACTAAATCAATCAATCGCAAAAGATACTATGTCACACCTGATGGTAATGAGTATCCTTCTGTAACCACAGTTCTTTCTATTCGTGGCAAAGAAGGACTTATGGCATGGAGAAAAAGAGTCGGTGAAGATGTTGCTAATTACATAAGTCGTAAGGCAGCAAATCGTGGTACTAAAGTACATCAAATGTGTGAGGATTGGTTCAATAAGATGCCTGAGACCTCTCCAGAGGACTGGAAGAAGCATGAAAAGGACTTCCTACCCTTTTGTTTATTCAATAGATTAAAGGATGACACATTCGATAACTTCGGTGAAGTTATTGCTCAGGAAACAGCATTATGGTCAGACAAGTATCGTCTAGCAGGTCGTGTAGATTGTATCGCAGAATATAATGGTAAACTATCTATCATTGATTTTAAAACATCAACATCTGAAAGGAATGATAGTTATAATGAGAATTACTATATTCAAACAACTGCGTATGCAGAAATGTTTGAGGAACTAACTGGAAGTCCAATCAACCAGATAGTTATATTAGTTGTAACTGAAGATGGAACTGTTCAAGAATTTATCAAAGATAAGAATGAATATGTGCCATTATTAATTGAAACTTTAAATGATTGGTATGGAGAAAATGATGTCAGAGCAAGTAACACTAACTCCTAAAAAGTTTTCTTTAGAAGTAGAAAAGGTTGCATTTGAAAAGAACATCACGCACATGGATGCAGTCATAGTGTGCTGTGAGCAGTTTGGTATAGATCCCGAATATGCAGCAAAACTTTTAACTAAATCAGTAAAGGAAAAAATAGAACTAAACGCAATGGATTTGAACTACTTGCCAAAGAGTGCTAAATTGCCTGTATAATGGATCCGATTGATATTTACTTAATGTATTGTGCTATGAAAGCACATTTTGAGAACAAAGGTTATGACTTCGTAAAGTTTAATGGTAAAACTAAAGTCTCAAGAAACTCTTTCTATAAAAGAAACGACAGAATATTTTTTGTCAAACTTTCTCGCAAATACAGAAGTGAACAACAAATAAGAGATTACTTGTTGGCGAACTTCATAGTAGAACAAAAAGGTTGGGTTGGTTCATTTACTGAAGAAAACTACAATGAGTGGTTAAAAAGGCAACAGAGTTTAATGTATAACTTTGAACAAGAGTTATCGTCTGTGGAGTCAATAGGATCTTTGTTGAGTACAAATGGTAGTAATCATCCAGTCTTATTAAAGAAATATATTGGTAAGAAAATATCATTAGAAACAATGATAATGTTAGATGAGATTACAAGGTTTAGTAAACATTGGGATAAAGAATTAGAATATGATTATGTTTGGGCAGATGTGAAAAAATTAATGAATAATTATAAAAAGTTCTTGACTTTTTCAGTTGAGAAGAGTAAAATGGTTCTTAATAAATTTTTATGAGTATATTATGAGCACACATATAGTTTATGGTAATGGTGAGTCTAGAGTTAAGTACAAAGAACAAATAGAAAAATTACCCAAAGGAATTACTTGGGGATGTAATGCCATATATAGAGATAAAGCAGTTGATAATCTCGTATCAGTGGATTATAACATGCAACAAGAGATTTACCAGTCAGGATATCCAATGTATTGGAGATGTTGGTTTGCTGATTGGTCAGTGTTACCTTCTGAATTTAATGTTGAATTTATGAAAGAAGGTTTTGAAGAAAGTCAGATATATGAAACACCATATACTGATGAGCAGTTCCTAGTTGTACAAGGGAAAAGGAAAGAAGATGTTCAAATTATGTTTGATCAATTTATGATGGAAAATCCAGATGCCGATAAATGCGATGTTTGGAGAAAAGTGAGTGGTGATATTGGTCTTTACATTACATGGGTAAAACCTAGTGAAGATAAAGTATCAAGCATCGACTTTCCTAGAGGATGGAGTGCTGGTAACACAGCAATACATCTTGCTTGTCAACAAGGAGCAAAAGAAGTGTACATGGTTGGTTTTGACTCAAGTAGTTATAATGAGAATATAAATAATGTGTACAAGGGAAGTAAAAATTACTTGCCTAAAGAAAGTAGAGGATTTAATCCAATCAACTGGAACAATCAACTAAAAACTATTTTTAATGAATATCGTGATGTTAGTTTTATTTGGTTGAGGAAGGAAGATTTACAACATGGTACAGATACCTTTGATGGTATCTTTGAGCACGATTCGTTCTCTAATTTAAAATATTTAACATACGAAAACATACGATAACATAAGGAGAAAAAAATATGTCTTTAGATGGACTAAAACGCAATAACTCGCTTGATAAATTGCTTAACGCAGCAAAAGGTGAGTCAACTAAGCAGGAAAAGAAATCATATGTTGATGAGAGACTTTGGAAACCTGAACTAGATGCATCTGGTAATGGTTATGCAGTCCTTCGTCTTTTACCTGCTCCTAAAGATGAAACACTTCCATGGGCAAAAATCTGGAACCATGCGTTCCAAGGTCCAACTGGTCAGTGGTACATCGAAAATTCTCTTACAACAATCAATCAAACAGATCCTGTTTCAGAGTATAATACACAATTGTGGAACTCTGGTCTTGAGTCTGATAAAGAGATTGCTCGTAAGCAGAAAAGGAAACTACAATATTATTCAAATGTTTATATTGTAAGTGATCCTAAACATCCTGAGAACGAAGGTAAAGTGATGCTATTTCGTTATGGTAAGAAAATCTTTGATAAGATTACTGCAGCAATGCAACCTGAGTTTGAGGATGAAACTCCAATCAATCCATTTGACTTCTGGGAAGGAGCCAACTTTAAGTTAAAGATTCGTAAAGTTGATGGATATTGGAACTACGATAAGTCTGAGTTTGAAGGTAAGTCTGCTCTATTTGATAATGATGAAGAAATCAATAAAGTGTGGGAATCTCAGTATTCTCTTGAAGAGTTTACAGCACCAACAAACTTTAAGTCTTATGATGAGTTGAAGACTCGTTTAGACGCAGTGCTTTCAGGTACAACCAAAGTGGGTAAAGTAACTGATGATCTTGATGATCGTCCAGTTGCACCACCAAAAGTTGACACTACACCTTCACCTGCTCCAGCAATGGAAACTAAGTCAGTTGAAGCACCTGTAGTTGAGGAAGATGACGATACTATGGCATACTTTGAAAAACTAGCAAACTAAGACTAGTCTAAAACTTGTAGTAAGGAATGCCCACTTCGGTGGGCATTTTTTAT